CTGGTTAGAATAAGATGACTTCCGCAATAATGGTGGATTCATGAATCATGAAACACTTGAAAGCATTTCAAAGCGACGGAAACCATTCACCGTGGACTACACTGGATTTGGTTGGTTGCTGATTAAGAACGGAGTCTTCGAGCATCCAGAGATGAAGTATCCTTGGTTTGCGCCAAAGATGCAAGTCTTTGAATCTGGTGAAGTACAAGACATGTGTGGAGAAGACGTATCGTTCTGTTTGGATGCCAAAGAAGCAGGATTTGAAATCTGGTGCGATCCTCGTATCAGAGTCGGTCACGAAAAAACAAGAGTGATTTGATTGGCATGTCTAACGATCACTATAATATTCTCTGTCAAGGACAACGAATTTATACTGGTCTGACAGAAGAAGAATATTTCGATACAATGGAGGATCTGTCAATAAAATTCTATGAGACAGGTTCTCCACGTCCTGAAGATCTTAAAACTGAAATTATTGGAGAATAAACTATGGCAGTAAAAGCAAAAGGTGGTTTGAGCAAAACTTCTTATATTGCCGGGACACCGAAAAAGTCTCGGCAAGGTGCCGGCAATGGAACAAAATATGCGGCAACGTCTCGTAATGGAGCAAGAAAACCTTATAGGGGACAAGGAAAATAAATGCATTACATAGAGGGAAATGATGAATGGAATACTATTCATCCATCAGACCTCTGGGTATATAATAAATTATTTTTAAGTCGGATGTTGGGATATACATGTGGTCCTTCTGGAACCACTGTCCCAACATCCGACTTTTATATTGTCAGACCATCGTTTAATTTGCTTGGGATGGGGCGCTTTGCTCGTAAAGAATGGATCGATAGTGAAACAGATCATTTTCATCCTGGCGAATTTTGGTGTGAAATCTTCGAAGGATCTCATTTAAGTGTTGATTATTATAAAAAATATTCAGAACTAGTCGTTCTTGGTACTAGAGATGAATCTGATCCATATTATAAGTGGAAAAAATGGGAAAAGATTAACGTTAAAGTCGAATTCCCAGAAATTTTGAATAATTTAAAGGGCAATTATGAATGGATTAACTGTGAATTTATTGATGGCAACCTGATTGAGGTTCATTTTCGTAGAAACCGAGATTTTAGGCATGGAAATTCTGTTGCAATTCCAGTTTGGGAAGAAGAAAAAATAGAAAATATGAAATTTATTAACGATGGTGATTATTTTCGCAAAGGTTTTTACATTAACTAAATAGATTTTTTCAATTGAATGAGTTGAAACAATTTCCGATGGGCAGACACCTTCTTCTAGAGGTGTATGATGTTAATTTTGCTCTTTTAAACGACGCGATATCACTCCAAGAAGCAATGGAGAACGGTATTAGAAGGGCAAAGATGACAATTTTGAACATCTATACCCATTGTTTTATTCCACAGGGGTGTACGGTCGTTATAGCACTCGCAGAGAGTCATGTTTCTTGTCATACTTGGCCAGAAAATGGGTGCTTGGCAATAGATGTGTATACTTGTGGTGAGGGGAATCCCCGTTTGATTGCTCTTGAAATTTTAAAATACCTCAACTCAGACTCATATTCTTTGCGTGAAATAGATCGTTAAATAGAAGTAGGGAGATAGCAACCTCCTTTATAAAAGTTCTGTTTTAATCATTTAAAACAGGAGCTAAAAATGTCTAATTTACCAGTTGATAGAGATCCCGAATATATGAAAAATATGTGGGGGACTAATAAATTAATCACAGATTATGATTTTGTTGAAGAGAAGAGAGTAATTCAAGAAGTAATGCACGATTTGGCACCAAAGCATAACTTAAAAAAACAAGTTGAATTGCATGAAAAAATAAGAAATGATGACGATTACGACGATTGGGAATATGGTACAGAACCAGTCTATGGTTCTTCCTGGCACTGAATATAAATAAATCAAAGAAAACTCTTGATCAATGGCATCTCAAAAAATATCTAGATCTTTTAAAGATATTAGCCTATCATTTGAACCCCATCCTATAACAAAAGATCTTCAGGTTTTAAGAAATGAGAATGCCATTCGCAGAGCTGTGAGAAATGTCGTTGAGACAATACCAACCGAAAAATTTTTTAATTCTACATTTGGTTCACGAGTAAGGGACAGTTTATTTGATTTTGTCGATTTCGGTACTGCCTCTATCATACAATCTGAAATTGAAACGGCAATTGCAAACTATGAACCCAGAGTTGAAGTTGCAAATGTTGAGGTTAATCCAAATCCAGATCAAAATTCATTTGAAGTAACCATTGTATTCGATATTGTTGGTCAAGAGTTTCCAACTCAAGAATATTCATTTCTATTAGAGGCAACAAGATAAAATGCCTTTTACTAAGTTTACTAATCTAGATTTCGACCAAATAAGAGATTCCATAAAAGATTATCTTCGTGAAAATTCTAATTTTACGGATTTTGATTTTGAGGGATCTAATTTTTCCGTATTGATTGATACGTTAGCTTATAACACGTATATAACAGCATTCAACACAAACATGGTTGTTAATGAGTCCTTTTTAGACTCTGCGACTCTGAGAGAAAATGTCGTCTCATTAGCAAGAAATATTGGTTATATTCCACATTCAAGAACTTCATCAAAATCTCAGATATCTTTTAATGTAACTGGTTTACTAGATGGTAATGGTAAGCAGACAACTAAAACACTAACCTTAAAGGCAGGATTAGTTTGTACTGGCGATATACAGAATACTTCGTATGTGTTTTCAATACCAGAAGATATTACGGTAAATGTAAGTTCTTTAGGGGTAGCTAGTTTTAGCAATATAACAGTTTATCAAGGAACATTTTTAACAAGTAAATTCAAATATGATGGATCTTTGGATCAAAGATTCATTTTAGATAATTCTTTTATTGATACGTCTACTGTCAGAGTATACGTTAAAAAAGAGTCCAATGCAGAAGAACTTGGATTTGAATATACTCAGGTAGAAAATATTTTACATTTAGATGAGACTTCAAGAATTTTCTTAATTCAAGAGGTTCAAGATGAAAAATATGAAATATTTTTTGGAGATGGTTTAGTTGGCAAAAAACTTGGAACAAGCACGAGTCAAGATGGAGATGAAATAACTGTCAATTATATTGTTACAGATGGAAAAGATGGTAATGGAGTTTTAAGATTTTTATTTTCTGGTTCTTTAGAAGATGATAATAATGGTTCTTTAATATTAGAATCCCCCATTACAATTGTAACGAATCAAGTATCACAAAATGGTTCAGATATTGAAAAAATTGATTCAATCAAATATTTTGCTCCTAGAATATATGCATCACAAAATAGAGCAGTTACTGCTAGTGATTATGAATCAATAATTAAAAGAGTATATGCAGACACCGAATCTGTTTCTATTGTAGGTGGAGAAGAATTAGACCCACCAGAATATGGTACTGTTTTAATCAGTATTAAACCAAAAAATGGAACATATGTATCTGATTTTAATAAAAAGAATATATTAGATAATTTAAGAAAATACAGTGTCTCAGGTATTAACCAGAAAATAATTGACCTTAAGGTACTATATGTTGAACTTGATGCTGGAATATATTATGATTATTCGAAAGTATCCTCTGCTGAATATTTAAAATCAAAAGTTGTTAATTCTTTGAACAAGTATGCAAATTCTTTAGATTTAAATAAATTTGGTGGTAGATTTAAATACAGTAAAGTCTTACAAATTATAGATAACACCGATTTTTCTATTACATCTAATATTACAAAAGTTAGAATTAGAAGAGATCTGCCAGCATCTATAAATCAATATGCACAGTATGAACTATGTTTTGGCAATAAATTTCACATTGGTAAAAAAGGATATAATATTAAATCAACTGGTTTTACAATATTTGGAGAATCTGATACGGTTTACTTTACTGATATTCCAAATAGTGATGGTATGACTGGATTCTTATCTATAGTTAGACCAATTAATGAAAGTGAAATAAGAGTTGTTTCAAAATCTGCCGGAACCATAGATTATGAAAAGGGTGAAATTCTCATTAACAACATAAACATTACATCTACAGTAAAAGAAAATAATATTATTGAAATTCAGGCAGTTCCAGAATCAAATGATGTGGTTGGATTGAAGGAATTATATCTAAACTTTAGCATTTCAAAAAGTGAAATAAATATGATAAAGGATGTGATAGCTTCTGGAGAAGAAGTTTCTGGATCAGAATTTACCAAAAATTATTACACATCTAGTTATTTAAACGGAAATCTTATAAGAAAGTAATATGATAAAGAAGGAGTTTGATTCAAGAGTTAAAATCTACGAAATCATTGAAAGTCAACTTCCAAGTTTTGTTTTGGATGAAAATCCAAAAGTAGGTGAGTTTTTAAAACAATACTATATTTCCCAAGAATATCAAGGTGGGCCAACTGATATTGGTGAAAATTTAGACCAATATTCAAAAATCAATAATATATTATCCTCAGCAGTTTCAAATAGAAGCATATATTTGACTTCTGATATTGGAACTGATAATAAAATAACAATCAATGTCAATAGTACTGAGGGATTTCCACAAAAATATGGACTATTGAAAATAGATGATGAAATCATCACATATACAGGAATAACTACAAATTCTTTTCTTAATTGTCAACGTGGTTTTAGTGGAATTACAAATTATCATCAAGAAATACGTGAAGAGGAATTAATATTTGAAACTTCTGAAGCATCTTCTCATAAAGCATCAGCAGCAGTTATTAATTTAAGTTCTTTATTTTTAAAAGAACTATTCAAAAAAATAAAGTATACTTTTGCACCTGGTTTTGAAGAAATTGATTTCAATGAGAAACTTAATGCAGGAAACTTTATTAAGTCTATTAGGTCATTCTACCAATCTAAAGGAACTGAAGAATCATTTAAAATTTTATTTAAAGTTTTATATGGTGTTAATCCAACTATAGTTAACTTAGAAAACTTTTTACTTAAACCATCTACAGCAGAATATCTTAGAAGAGAAGTTGTTTTAATTGAACAAATTTCTGGTGAACCAAATAATTTAGTGGGACAGCAGATTCAAAAGAATGATGATCCTGCAACCAATGCATCAGTATCTAATGTTGAAATTTTAACTAGAAATTTTAAAACTTATTATAAATTATCACTGTTTGTTGGATATGATATTCCTTCTGCAGTTCAAGGTAGTTTTAAAGTAACTCCAAATTCTAAATGTACTGAAGCAATTTCAATAGGTTCATCTATAATTTCAGTAGACTCTACGATTGGTTTTGACAAATCTGGAGTTCTTATTTCTGGAGAAAATACAAATATAACATATACTAATAAATCTATTAATCAATTTTTTGGTTGCTCTGGTATTGGGACTGCTATTCCCTTTGCATCAGATATACGTAATGATAAAATATATTTTGGTTACGAAAATGGAGACCTAACTAAAAAAGTTACCTTTAGTATTTTAGGATCTTTATCAAAATTTGAACAAATTTCAGAAGTTCTTAATGGTGTTGCAGAAGGTGATGCTATTAATATTAGAAGTCTTGGGAATCCAATTTCAAAAAGTAGGTTTTCAAATAAGACTTTTAAGGAAATTTTTGTAAATTCTTGGATATATAATGCAAACTCCAGATTTCATATCGATAATTTTAATGGACCTAAAACTTTAAACTTAAAATCAGCAATTTTAAAAGATGATCAAACCAGTTTTAAGTATGGGGATGCAATAGAAATTGTTGAAAGAGGTACTAACAATATTGTTTTTACTTCATATATTCAAGAAAAAATAGGAGAAAATTCAAAATCGATTAAATTGTTAGGTAGTTTTAATCCAGTTGAAGGAGTATTATATGATCTCAGACGCAAACTCAATAAAGCTAGTAGTTTATATGCACCTATAAGTGGTGGTAATGATGCAATAATATCTGATATTAGTAACTTATATACAAACACAACTGAAGCTTACGTTGCATCAAATTCTCTACCATCTAGTAACAGGGGATTAAATATTCCCTATAATTATCAAATAACAAAAAAATTAGATAGTTTTATTATTAGTGATTCTAGTGGAGCTCTCGAATCCAAAGTCGATATTAATTATAGTGTAATTGCTTTTGAGAATCCAATTACATTTATTACTGGAGATAGGATATACTATCAACCAGATGGTGATGCTCTTGTTGGATTGGATCCTGGGTATTATTTTGTTGAAGTAATATCTCAAGATGCTAAAAAAATAAAATTATATGCATCTTCATCATTTATAGGTACTTCAAGTTATATACTTTTTAGATCTCCATACACTTCGGGATTAGGAACACACAAATTCACACTTGCATCTCAAAAATCCGGTTTAATTGGTCCTCAAAACTTATTAAGAAAATTCCCACTTGAAATTAATTCCAATATTACTGATGATACTAGTAAAGTAATTTTACCAGGTCCAATTGGTTTATTGGTAAATGGTGTAGAAATTGATAGTTATAAATCTCAGGATAAAATTTATTATGGACCATTAACGTCAGTCTCAATTCTCAATAATGGTAGAGATTATGATGTTATAAACTTACCCAATATTTCAGTCCTTGGTGGAATTGGAATAACTGCTCTTATTCAACCTGTTATTACTGGTTCAATTAATAAGGTATATGTTGAACCTCAAGATTTTGACATTGATAGAATTGTTTCTATTGGAGTTAATGGCGGTAATGGTCGTGGGGCAGTTTTAGAACCTATTTTAAATTTAAGAGTCAGAGAGGTTCTTTTTGATGGTAGGGCAACTACTATTGGTGGTGGAATTAACACAACTACAGGTCAATTAACCTTTGATATAGATCATTTTTTTGCAGATGGTGAAGAAATTTTCTACAATGCAAATGGTAATAAAGGTATTGGTGTTGGAATAGGAACTTCTACTTTAATTGATAGTTCATCGTATTATCCAAAAAGTACAAGTCCCAGAACAGTCTTATTATACCCATCTTTTAAAGATTATTCTATTGGAATCAATACAATAAAATTTAACACCGACAATAATGCTGGTGTACATAAATTCACTACAAAATCAAATAAAAAAACTTTAACAGAAATAAAAGTAATAAGTGGTGGAAAAGGATATACTAATAGAAAATTAATCGTAAAACAATCTGGCATATCCACTTCAAATAGCACAATTAACTTCATAAATCATGGATTTAGTGATGGTGATTTAGTGGTTTATAATTATGAAACTACTCCTATAATTGGAATATCTACAGACCCATTTAATAAATTTTATGTATTAAAACTTGATCAGGATTCTTTTAGACTTTGTGATGCGGGTTCTAATGAACCCTTAGTATCAAATTATGAAAGAAAAAATTATATTAAGTTCAAATCAACAGGAACCGGTTATCAGTATTTTAGTTACCCACCA